TTATCTTCACTATATTCTTTTTTAGGTTCTGGTAATCTTACTACTATCTTTGCCATTAGCCTCTCCTTCCGTCTGGTTGCAGGTCCACTTGAAACGTACCAAATCTCCACGATTCACCAGCCCCTGTATTTTCTATTTTAATATTTGCATAACGTCCTCTAGCCCTAGTGTCAACTTTAGTTGTACTAGATGTAATTGTAAAAGGACTTAATGTAGTTGCAGCGCTTGGATCTGCAGGAAAATCTTTTACAGATATGGTCACTTGGTTGTTACCTGTTAATACTTTAAAGTTAGGTAAAAATCTACGCATAGCTAAAAATACCTCACTTTGATCTTTTTGTAATGAAAAACTAAAAGACTGAACAAAAGAAGTTAAAGCTGTTGTGCTTCCATCAGGATTAATTTGGTCTGTTCCTACTTCGTGTTCAAATAAAACTGTTTGTCCCAAACCTGTTTCGCCTTGAATAACAGGAAATGTGCCTGTGTTAGAACTATTGAAAGCTGTTGCATATGGTTTTGGATATACTAACGAATCAATCCAAGTTGTTCTCATCGCATTTGTATTTGTAGCTGTATACCAATTACCCATAGGTAAAGTAGCATTGTCTTGTCCATAATTATAAACCACATATCTATTATTAAAATTAGAGTTAGCTGTAGGGTACCACCAAATAACTTCTGTAAATAGATTATTGATACCCGCACATATCTGTTGACCTTTTGTTGTGTCAATATCATCGTAAACATAATCTTCAACAGAACAAGGTAATGTATTAACTGTACCATCAAAA